CTACCCCCGCTTTGCTCCCCTACTATATATAACGCAGGAAATTTAGACGGTTTCCCGCTTTCGCTGTGTGATGTTAATCACATCAGTAAAACCGCAGGTCAGAGGCTATATTTGTAGCTTTGACTTTAGCAAAAATATTTATTTGGGGAGTACAGGTATGTACGCCAGCGGTTTAAGCATACGGGGGTCCGTTTGTCTAGGTCTAACGGTATGGTGCAGGGTTAGACAGTACAGGGGCAGACTGTCTATGGTGTTTGCTGTAAAGAATTGTGGGGCGGACTACCTATCGGGCAGGCTATACCCCATAGCATCCCCAACATTTAACAACCCAACCAACCAGCAACCCAACACCATCACCTGACAACTGGTGACCGAATCCCCTACCAACTGACACGACCTGACCTGATCTCGTCCTGCTTTCAGCTTTGCAAATCCCCAGCAATCTCCCAAGTTACTCGATGCCGTTGCCTGGTAACTTACTGCAATTTCGTTACCAAATTGTAACCAAAGCTCGTGCCGATGTTCCCACCAAATGGGGGAGCCTCACACATCTTTTTCTGATACGATTAGCCCCAGCAGATCCCGAACAATCTGCGAAAGGGTAGAAATGCGATACGAAATAACAGTTTCATTTAACACAAGCGAACAGTTAAAGGATGAACAAATAGACCAACTGCTTCACGCTTTGCGTGTTCAGATCGAAGAGCCTGCCGATGAATACGGCAACGATGAAGAGTTTTTAACTTCTGAGATTTCTCTCGAATTGTCTGCTTATTCTTGCGGTTCTTGCGGTGATAACTTTATGGCGACACAAGGCACGATTTTAAAAGATAGCAACACACACTATTCATTTACTTGTAACAACTGCGGGAAGGTGGCGAAATAATGACAATCCCAACAACCTGCCCCGATTTCGTTTCACATCCTCACCTTGTAGAAACAAAAAGTATTTTCAAAGATAAAGACGGCAACACTTTCGAGGATGTAAGAATGAGAGGTTGCTATCGTTGCCAAGAGGCTTCAGCATCAGAAGAACAAGGAACAACTGCAATTGCTGAGGCTTTGATCGCGCTTGGTATTTCTGCAGATGTTCACCAGACTGGGGGCTTCACAATGTGCGTCTATATCAAAACGGGCGAAGAGTCCTACATCTATGCAAACGCTGAAGGCTTTTCGATGTACCACGATGAAGAGTGCGAAGGATATTTTAACGCAGAATGGGCAAATGCAGAAAGCACACCAGAAGCAAAAGCCGAAGGAATCAGAAAGACTCTTGAAGTAAACAACCTTCAAGCCTTGCCTCTTTAAGATCGAAACCCCTTCGGGGGTCGTGGCGTAATTCGTCACCTGATGAGATCAGAAACTGAAAGGGTTAGAAATGACAACAGCAACAATGACAAAGAAGCAACAAAAAGAAGAAGACTACAACTACGCAAAGAAGCAACTTTTGGAGTTCTTTGTAAAGGAAGGCGATACCGTTTACACAGTTTTGCGAAGTGTCGCATCTTCTGGAATGAGTCGCACGATGTCCCTCAAGGTAGCCAGAGAAGGCAGAATCCTAGACCTGACCTATTACGCCTCAGTTGTTTTGGATTACCCGCTTGTTGAGGTCAACGGTTCTCGCGCTATTCGCGTTGGTGGTTGTGGGATGGATATGGGATTTCACGTGGTCTACAGCCTTTCCCGCGTTCTATTTCGTGACAAGTACGAAGGACAACCAGAAGCACCAGACGCTGGCTATTCACTTTCGCAGGCGTGGCTCTAATGCGAAGCGTGACCCCTCGCGGGTGGTTCGTGCTGGGAATCCTTGCCACTCTCGCGCTTTGGTTGCTGGTGCTGGTGTCCTCTTCCCTCTGGTGGGTGGGGATGGACTCGCCCAAAGCTGAGTTTCTCGGCTGGTGCTGGGGATCAATGTCGGAGTGTGTCCAACTGTAGAAGCGAACTATCGGGCACCGGTTTCGGGTCGGTGCCTGGTGGTCTGCAGCTAGGTGCGGCAGAGAGAGAGGGCGAGGATGGGATACGAACCAGATTGGAACGAGCCAGACTTCTATGAAGAAGAGGGCGAGATTGTGGAAGAGTTCGACACACTAGAAGAGAAAGAGGGAGAGAATGACTGAAGAATACTTACGGGCTAAGTTTAACTTATGCCTAGATCAAGCTGAAAAGAACATACAAGAAGAAGACATCGCGTTGGCGATTAAGAACCTAGAGAGGGCGAACTCTGCAATGGCTCGCCTGTTTGGATTGGAGGAGGACAGTGAGTAACATCTACACCATACACCCCAAGAAGTCTGACCTAATTCTATTCTATGAAGTGGTCGAGCCTGATGGCTCTAACACGTGGGGCGGGGCTAGTGCTGAGCAGTGTATCCAATGGCTCAGCCTTGCACCAGCTAACTCTCGTGTGCTTGTGAGTGCGTGGGATAGTGACGAGGAGGACGCTCACCTGGTAGGGCAGACCTTGGACATCACCGACATAGTAAGAGAGGCAAGTTTATGATCTATTGGCTAGGGATAATCGTAGTAATGCTGGTAGCCTATGTCCTTATAGTGTGGGAGGACAAACTTAATGGCTGATGAGGTCAAGAAAAGGGTGGCAACTGCCAGCCGCAAAGCTATAAGAGATAGAAACTACAGACGTGCAAGAGACAGGGCGTTAGTTCGCCTTGCTCATCTATACCCTGATACCTATAAGCAGTTGCTTGAAATGGAGAAGATAGAAGATGAAAAGCAAGGGAAAAATTGGATTAGTATTGACGGCACTACTGTTCTTAGCGTGGGCGTACACACACGAGCCAACTCTGTCCCAGATGTCGCAGGACGTACCGATTATGAAAGCACGGACGAAAGCTACGATGGAGGAGAAGCGTGAGAACAAGGCACTTGCAGTTAGTTTCCTCAACGCACTCGGTTACAACGACAACCAAATCAAGTGTGCTATCGCCTTATGGACCCGTGAGAGCAGGCTTGACCACCTCGCAGACAACCCAAGATCAACAGCTTACGGAATTGCTCAGCTCCTTGGAGAACGTAGTAGCCAACCTGAATTACAAATCCTTCGCGGTGTACGATACGTTGAACACCGCTATCGAGGCAGTTTCTGCAGCGCTAAAAGACACTCAGACCTCAGAAACTGGTACTGATGCTGACCGGTGTTAGTTTGTTTGCAGGCGTTGGTGGCTTTGACTTGGCTATGCAACGACAAGGAGTAAAGGTAGTAGCCTCGGTTGAGATAGATAAGAACTGCAACCAGGTATTGGCGCAGCATTTTCCTGACGCTACACAATTTACAGATGTAACTACAGTAAAGGGAGAGGACTTAATCAATGCAGGATTTACACCAAGCACAGGAATTATTACAGGAGGATTTCCCTGCCAAGACCTCAGTGTTGCTGGCAAAAGAGCTGGTCTTGCTGGCGCAAGAAGCGGGTTATTCTGGGAGATTGCAAGACTTGTGGAAGAAACGCAAACAGAATACTTCATCCTCGAAAATGTACCTGGTTTGCTATCCAGTAACGACGGAAAAGATTTTGGAGTCGTCCTCGGGACGATGGCCGACCTCGGGTATTCTGTTGGATGGCGGGTGCTTGATGCTCAACACTTCGGAGTACCCCAGCGCAGGCGTAGAGTCTTCGTCGTTGGCAGACGTGCTGCTAGTGGAGGCGTTGCCGAAATACTCTTTAAGTCCGAGGGCTTGCGAAGGGATCTTACGCAGAGCAACCAAGCGAGGCAAGGAACTACCGGAAATGCTAACCAAAGCGTTGCTCTCGGTAGTGGAAAGAGCATAGCTAACTGCATACCAGCAGAGTTGTATCACCACGGAACAGTAGTAAATCAGGATGCTAACAACGGACACGTTGTTGTTACCTCATCATCCTTTGGTGGATACACAGAAGGAGTTGGCACATTGCGTGCCAATGGTGGCGATCTAGGTGGAGGAAGTGAGAACCTTGTGGTTCACAAAGAGTAGGCGAGCACAGAATGTGGATGACTACGAGACTTGGATTGAAGGAGGAGTAATGCCAACGCTTAACGCATTTGATAATGGTGATGTGCGAACGACAGTCATTGTCTTTCATCCTCACTACCACGATGGAGCTAGAGTTCAAGGAGATACAATGAATACCCTTACATCACGTATGGGTACGGGAGGAAACAACGTGTCAATGCTTTCAGATCAAAGCGGTGTGCGCCGCTTAACACCAGTAGAGTGCGAAAGATTGCAGGGTTTCCCTGATGATTGGACTGCTGGACAGTCAGACTCAACCAGGTATAAGCAGATGGGTAATGCAGTAGCTGTACCTGTGGTAGAGTGGATAGTACAGAACATAGTAGATGTGGCTAAGGTTTCCTAACCCTTTTCCTTAGCCAAACAAAATACCCTTCACCATTTGGTGGAGGGTATTTTGCTAGCACTCAACAGGCGGGCGCCTGCCAGTACCTCAATGATAACACTATCCACCAGTAGAGTAAAACCCTCTACCCTTGAACTGTATCCCTGGTGCGTCATAGACGCGAGCCATAGGTAGGTGGCAGTCAAAGCAGCCAGGGTCTTTGGCATCCTCGTGGATACTGCGCTCAATAGTTAATTTACTATCGCACTGTGGACACTTGTAATCGTACTTCATAACTGAACAGCCTCCTCAATAGGCAGGTAACCTACTAACTTCTCCATCTTGTGGTTGCGTGAGAACTCTGTAGTAGCTGGCATCCAACCAACTGACCACTCAGGTTCAGGTACATCCATCAGGTCAAAAGAAAAGACTCCCTTCGGAGTCGAGTTGATGTAGAACGGGATGAGATCTCGCTCAGCGGCCTGCGTTATTAGCTTGCGATACTTCATCTCTTCAATAAGCAGTGTGTCATAGTGTGTATAGCGACACTTGAGTTCTATGTAGTGACCGGCAGTAGCAGAGATACAATCAAAGGCATCATAGATACCCTCACTCTTTACAAGGTCTGGGTAGAGACTCTCTTTCAGGTACTCAAATAGTTCTATCTCTTTCATTGCCACGGTGACTGACCTCCGAGCAGGTTAATCAGTTTGCGTAGTGAGTTGTTGCACCTGCGGTCTGCTGTAGATACGGCGCACTCTAACTGTCCTGCTATCTGTTGCAGTGTGTAGTTATCGAAGTGGCGTAGGCGTAGCAGTGTTTGATCCTGCACATCTAACTTCATATAGCACCGCTTAATATCAATCAAGGTAGCAAGTAGGTTGCCACCTTCTGATGGTGAGGACTTACCCTTTGGTTGTCCATCTTGGAT